GAATCTTAATACTGCGTAACCATTGCCAGACTTATCTAGTTCAGGTTTCCATAACCTGTCGTCTTGGTACTTGTTTTTCTTTTCGGGTTGTTCTATTGTGTTTTCTAACTTCTTTGTTAGTATGTCAAAATTTGATTTTGACTTCTTTAGGGCTTCTAATGCACTTGACATTGTATTTTACTCCTTGTATATATTGTTGTACGTATTTGTATTAATGTATATTTAATTGTAAATATAATATTATTTATACATTTTTTACAGTTCATTTAGCAATTATATCACTTTTGACTCAATCTGTCAAGCAGCTGTGCCTGTGTGATATATGTTAAATTCTTCTCATTTCCCAATAGTTCTTTATTAGTGGGTTTATCGTCATCTGACTTATTGACTTTATAAAACGACACGTTAGGGTTGTCTTTCAATACTCGTAACCACTCTGCTTCCCATACGCCTGTAGGACTAGGTTCATAATGTGCTGATGAGTAGTTTTTAGTACCCTTGTAGATGTTGTTATATAATTTTGTATCTGATACCAAGTCCATACCTATCATATAGACTTCGGTAGGTTTATCATACTTACATGCAACATGGCCTGCTGTAGCACCAGCATGATATCCTGGGTCTTCCCATTCTTGTGTCTTATCGCCGTCTGTAATCCAAGATACATAGATGTGGGTGTTGTCAATATTTTTCTTATACTTCGTGCCGTCTTCTTTTCTTATCGTTGCTTCACCTTTGATTGTATGAGCATTCATAACATAGTAATTTGTTGGGCCATCATTTGTTATCAAACTATCTGCCTCGTCTTTGTCCTGTGTATGTAACATACCTAGTACCATTGTATCATACATGTAGTTAGGCACTTTAGTCCACTCTCTAAAATAGCAAGGTATCTTATGAGCAATACCCTTGTGATATATTTCGTGTGTCATTGTGCTATCAACAGCAATCAATACGTCTGGTATAGGATTATCTCTATAGTAAGCATTACAGGCATATATCTTACCATGTTCTTTTAGTTTTGTCAAGTCAAAATCTTTACGACTTTCACCATTGCCAATAATAAAAACTCTATTCTTCATAACTATACCTTGTCTAGGCCATCTTTCATCAGCAGTAGGAAATCTATCTGCCTTGTTTCTTTTAGATTGCTCTAATCCTATTTTTAATAATTCTTCTTCTTTAGGCCATTCTTCATCAAAATATTTAACCATAATAATAATTCGCTAAACCTACAACTAATAGTGTAACAAGTATAGAGTTCAATACTAATAATGCTCTATCATGCCATAGATATCCTACGTATGCCCAACCTATAGTTCCAAACAGACCAAACCACATATCTATTTGAGGTATTGATCCAACACTTCTGGCTACAGTTGCAAATAATATAAGAAATACTGATACCCATTTTACATACCAAGACAGATCACCTCTAGGTGTAATCTTCTTAATAACTCTGCTACTGTTTAGTTTAGCAATCTTGTCATCTAGTTTTTCTCTTATTGGTTCTATTGTCATTTCTTTTTCTTTTTAGTTATATGTTTGTAATCTAGGTATTGTGAGCACCACTCATAAAAACTATCATTGTTAGCAGGCCAACATGAAGCAAATGTTTTGTCCTTACGTTGCTGTCTATATTCTTCTCTTACTTGTTCCTCTGTTAACTTACCCTCTTCCATCTAACTCCTTCAAATTGTTTTCTTTCCATTCTTTAGTTGTATCAGGATGATCCCACTTCTCTATTTCTTCTTTTGTTCTACTGCAACCCATACAATAACCACTTTCTTCATCTATTGTACATATGTTTATACATGGTGGCGGTACATATTCGTTCACACAAATACCTCTTTCATTATAAACTTACATTTAGTAAGGTTAAACTTTATAAATGGTGATAGTTTCTTTATTTTAAACGATTTTTCAGGCCAGATAACTGTTTCAGCAATGTCTTTGTCCCATCTCTTAATAAAAGATAAAATCTTATCCAAGATGATGATTGTTTGTACTGATATTTTTTCAGATAGAAGTAGTCGTAGCAATCGTGGATGTTGCCCATTATGTACACGAAACACATCATCAAACAAAATAGAATTATCATTAATGACATTAGAAAGTAATACACAATCCCCTCTAAAATTGTACGTAAAAGATTGATTATACTTTCGCCACTTATTGTAAGTAGTTTCTCCATCTGCTCTAACTAAATTGCCTATCCATGTTTTTGAATTATGGAAGAAGTTACATATAAAATAATCTAGCATTTCTTCCTTTGTATATTTAGTTGTAAGTTTATGAAAGAAAAATCTATCATTACGTTTTAAAAATGTGTTAAATGATGAATTAACTTTGGCATTGTGCCTGTAAAAATCATAACTATCGGAAGTGAAGTGTAGTTTAATAGCCAAATATAATGTATATGCTTCATAACTATTCATATAGGTAAAACTGCTGTACTTGATCGCTCAACCAAGTTCAGTTTTTCTGCCTCTGCTTTTATTTTTTCTTTTAATGATTTGTTGATTAAAGGACCTACAGACGCTGTGTCTATGTCGTTATCTTCACAATAATGCAATACAGCATCCAGGTAAGATATTCTTTTATCCTTTACTACGCCCTCTATAATAAGAGCAAACTTTTTACTATTCATTAACATTATAGTTTTCTGACTATGTGTTTTCTTAATGCTCTTGTTAGTTCTTCTATTTTATCTATGATACTAATTAAACTTGGGTCTGTAATATAAGTTTGTTCTGCTTTTAGTCTATCATATTCTTTTAACGGTATTGTTACCGTTGATTGCTCATTCTCATAAGTCATATCTTGCTCATGCGAATCTCTATTGTAATTATCTGCCATAATTTACCTCACTTTATAATAATATTATATCACAATCTACGTATTTGTCAAGCCTGTTTCTGTTACTAGGTACAGGCAAACCCTTATAGCAGATTAAGCTGCCATTGCAAAGTTATTATTTGCGTTTATAAAGACTATAAGGTAGTCAACCATTTAACTCCAGTATGTTTTATCTGTGAATCGATCCTAACTCTACCCCCTAAATTTCATTGTTTAGATGGTGGAGTAGCCGAGAATTGCACTCGGGTCTTCTACAGGTATTATCATACCTTCTACGTTAAATTCTATAAATTAAGTCCTGGTGCGTATTGTTCCATAATTTCAGGATTTAATTGTAAATTAAATGTTCTAAAAATTACGCATACATCTTTACCAGTAGGTGTGGTAACGGTTGCAAATGTTTCGCCGTTGCTTTTATTTAAATAATATACTACTATATAAACTACTACACCATCTGGATCACCACCTTCTTTGCCGTAACTTAATGAGAGAGGTGTAAAACCTTTATCATTCGCCCAACGATCAATTTCTTCAGGTGCACCACAAACTACAGGTACTTCATCCCAATAGAAGTTGTACTTTTTGATTTCTGACTCTTCAGCAATTGTTACACTTGTTAACAATAATAGTCCGAGTATAGATAGTAATAGTTTTTTCATAGTTAGCCTTTCGGTCTAACTATTTATACTATTCCTTTCAAAAAAGTCTTTCGTGTGCTTATAAAACAGCTCTTGGTGTTTTGCAATGCTCTCTGGCCCATGTATCCACTCTTGTACAAACCCGTCTTCACAGGCAGCCAAAATAACCGTTTGTTCTATCTTTTTGTTAGGATAGATTTCTTCAAACATTTTAGCATATGCTGAACATTGTAAGAAGTTACCATAGTTGTAATCTTTATCTCTTTGTTTTGTACTGGTCTTAAAATCAATTACAGATAGTTTGCCTTTATATTCAGCAATACAATCTACTTGACCTGCAACACTAATCTCTTTTGAGTATAGATATTCTTCTACACAATGTATGTTATCAAGTCTAGCAAGATAAGGTTTAATAATTCTAAACAGACCTAGTGGTGTCACAGCTGTGATACCCATAGACTTCTCATCTTGGTTTCTAATATGATTTTCTATTAGTGTGTGGGTTGCCTTACCTCTATTTATGGCAGAGGCAGATATGTAGTTGGCCATCTTCTCACCAACTGCATTACGCCAACCTTCAATCTTTACTTTTCTTTCGGGAATCGCACCTAGAATAGAAGTAACAGAAGGCATATTAACACCATCAATAGTATAATATCTTATACCATCTTGGTTCTTACCTTTCACACCTAAAGTTTTAGGTAGTTTTTCTTCATTCAGTTCTACATAATTAAACGCCATAATATACCTTCCGTTAAATATTATATAATCATTATATCATTATTTGTCAATATTGTCAAGCCCCTTGTAGGCCATCTTTAATCTATGAAAATCTGTACAATATTCTATGCCAAATGCTTTATATTCTTTTGTAAAATGAAATAGTTGCTCAATACTACGATAGACTTTCTCTATCTGATTAGCACCTGGTTGCTCATATTCTGCACATAATGGTAAATGTATTGTAGTTTTGTAACCTTTTAGTTGCCAAAATACTGCACTCATAGGTTTTGCATTTATAACACAACCACCTAGATTACACCCACCTATTATTACTTGGGTATTGTATTCTTTAATATCCCAATTCATGTGGTCTTCTACTTTTTCTATGATGTTTGATATTTGTTCTTCGCTTGAAGTATAGACTATATCATAGCCTGCACCATGTAACATTGCTAACAATTCAGAAAATTCATTATGCTCTGGTTTTGTATTTGTAACAAAGACAATATTATCTTTGTCAAGGTTTGAACATGTAGCAAATTTAAGTAATTCGGAATATCTTCTACCGTTTGTATATTGGTCACCCAATAAAGGATGACCAATAAAATCAATTAACATAACAATGGTGTATTTCATTATATACCTTTTTGACAATACAAATCAATTATCTTGTCTTGTTCTTTTTTTCTATCATCATTAAGACGTTCAACAGCTCAACTAGGGTCATACGGTTCGTATACCGTCTTACCATCATCATTTCTGTATGCTCTTAATACTTGTTTTCTGTTTTCTTCTTTGTTCTTATACGAACAATGAATCCATCCGCTATTAGGTTCTTCTGGTTTATGAAACTCTAAAATCAGCTGGTCAAAATCTAAAGTATCTATAATATACTTTGCTAAGTCAGCGTTAGCAATTCCAAAGATTTCAAAGTCCGCAGCCTGGCCTTTTGCGTGCTGGGACTTCATACTTGACCCAATCTTTACACACAATTCAGGACTACGATAACCACTTGATACAGATACTACTTTGCCATAATGATCTCTAACTTTTTGTAGAACATTATCACATAGTTTTTTTAAGTTATCCATATGATCTTCGCTTGGATTATTGCTAATACCATGTCTATCTGCTGTTTGTGAAGCAGTTAGTTCTTTAAGCGAAAAGTTTTTGCTTAGTTGCATTTAGTTTATCCTTTGCATTTAGTTTAATTTTCTTCAAGGTTCTTACATCAAACCATAATTTAGATGATCTGTCATTTCTTCTTTTTTCTTCAACTTCATTCACTGCTCTTTTCAGTTCTTTATGATGAGTTTTCACTTCTAACATATTACCCCCTTGTAAGTTTTAACAATTTGTCCATCTGAGCCTTGATAATTGGTCCTCTATTTGGCCAATGTATATAAGGTTCATTAGACTTTGAAAGATTATATAAAAAAGGTAACATAATCTTTTCAATCTCTTTAAATCTTGCTGTAGTATCAGCGTCCTGTATATCTTTGTTAACAGAGTCTTTCTCTGCTACAATCTGCATAACCTCATTCATAGCAGATTTTATATCAGATACGTCTGACTTAATTTTTGCTAGTTCTAGTGGATCAGCACTCGGCTGACTTGTTGTTTCTTCAGCTGGTTTTTTAGATACAGGAGTAAAACCAAAGTCAACGTCTGTATCAAACTCTCGCATAAAATCAGGTATGTCTGCCATAGTTATTCTCCTTGTTTATTTTGTGTTTTAATTACTTGATTTAATAATGTTGTATAAGGATTAAAGTTATAATCTTTTACCCCACAACCTGTTAGTAGTATTAGCGTTGGCAGGACTATAAGTCCTGCCCGCATTGTATTGTACAATGAGCGGATTGACTTATTAGACTCTGGTATACGACCGTTGTTGTTCAGTTGCTCGCTCTGTACCCATTTATTATTTATTTTTTGCACGTTGTCTAGCCATATGTTTTTTAACTACTTGTTCTGTTTTAATCTGTTTAACGCTTTTCTTACCATGTTCTCTGCCAAAGGCACTTTGTGGGTGTGCTTCTGCGATTTTTGATTGCACTTCTTTCCATCCTTGATCATGTCTATAACTCATACCACTAACACCTGCAACAATATTAACACTTGTAATCTGTTGTTTTACATGTTTGTTCTTTTTAAGATATGATTCCATTTCGCTTATTGACATCATGTCAGTAAACTCTTTACCAGTTTTGGTATTCTTAAATGTGTATAGGGGCATTTATTTTAAAGTTAGATGAAATAGTAATTGATTTGTTGCTAAAAGCATATCTTCTAATATACTTTCTAAATCCATTTGACCTTGCACTTTAGGGTTCTGTGCTATCTTATTAAGTCTAGCAACTTGTTTCTGCACTTCACCTTTTACTTGACTATTATCAGCATAGTTCATTATGCCAGGTCTTAATTCTGCACTAAACTTAATTCTAGTACCTGATTTACCTTGCCAAGTTTCTACAAACTCGTCATTTAGTTTATTAAATTTTTCATAATATTCACCTGTTGTTTCATGCTCAGAATATGACTCTGTTTGCCAATGATAACTTTGAATATCATTTAAAAAGTTCATGTTTAATTGTATAAAATCTGTTACGTTATTCATAGTTCTATTTAGTATTTGCTATTGTTACTATCCTCTCTATCAAACTGCCTAGACCATTCTGTCTTTGCATAGTTAAAAGTTCTTTAACGCCTAAAGGTAAAAAGTCTTCTATAGTTAAACTAGCAACTTCGTCTTTAGGACAACCATTGCATAAGTCAGTAACTAACTTTGCTGTACCTTTTGTTATAAATGCGTCAGCGTCAATCTTATATATCATTGTATTATCTTCTTTTGCACCACCAATCAACCATAGATTACTAGCACAACCTCTTATCTTATTATCATCTGTTTTAACTTCATCTGGTAATTGTTCTACGTCTTTGGCAATGTCTATTAAATATGCAAGTCTATCGTGCCCTTGCAACATTTTTAGGTCTTCGCCCTTTTGTTGTATTCTTTCTTTTATCATCCTTCTTACCAAATATTCTATTGTAATTATCTTTGTATAGTTGAGTAGGTATTCTACTCTTACCATCCCATTTACCTGGCATTTTCTTGTAACCCTTGTTTGAACCAATCAGGCATAACTGCACCATGTTTTTCCCATTTAGCAAATCTTACTTTTTCTAATATGTAATACTTACGATACGAACCTACAACATCGCCTGGTATCTTACAATGATCAGGCATTGCTGGTGTAGCGTCTGTAGCGACTACGTTCAATGGTGCATTTTTAGGTGGGTGTTTTAGTAGATCAGCAAGTTTAGTTATTGATACATGGTCTGTATCTTTTTGCCATCTTAATTTGTATTCTTCGTTTAGTGCTATGAAGTGATTAAATAACCAGTTGTAATTATATGCTGACTTGATTACCCATTGTGTACTAGGGTGACCTAACCAACCTGCTTTGTAAACTATTGCTTCTTCGTTAGGGTTATCTAGTCGCCATCTTTTAATCTTACGACCATTCTTTGTAGTATCAATATATTCTGTGCCGTCAAGTACTCTTTTAGCAGTACATAACATCTGAGCAGACTCTAGTATCATTTTAATAATATGTTTATCACACATCATCTTAGCCGCTGTCTTCGGGTCTTTGTCAACATAAAATATATTCATTAGTGTATTACCTTTCTCATTACATAGTTTAACATATCATATTCTTTTGCCAAGTCAATTAGTTTATGGTACCACATTGCTTTAAAGTCATTGTTATTTGATTTAGCACATGCACTAGCAAGGTTGTTTAATCTCTTAACTTTGGTTGAGAATCTAATAGGTCTATCAAATTTAGTAGTCATAGTATTATTATATATCATTTTGACAATAAAGTCAAGCACTAATTTTTATCGCTATTCCAGTCATATATTTGATTTAATTTAAGTTTAATTTCGTCTGGATTGTCACCTAACTCTTTTGTTAAATCTTTGTATATTTTGAGTCGTTTGTTACGATTCTCTAATACTTCTATTCTTTTTAATGCTCTCTCCATAGTATCTGTTTTCTTTTCATCTCTCTTATCACGCCATTGATTTAGTGATATATTAGCAGCGATCAATAGTAATACTGCAAGTGGGTCAAAAACAAATATAAGTATTAATATAATAATACGAACGGCACTATCAAAATGATCATTAGCATTATCACCATAAATCAACTCGGCAACGTACTTTAATGGACCCACATCCGCTTCTAATTTTAATTGTTCTATATTTATTGACGATTTGGAATTGTTCAAGTTCGTTATTTTTTCCATTGCTTCGTCTATTGATTTATTCAACAGGTCTCGTTCTTCTTTTTGTTTCTTTCGCTCTTTTAGTCCCCTAGTAACAAATTCCTTGTCAATATAAACGTCAAGTGCTTTATCTAATTGAGCAAGTGTTCTTTCTGCTCGTTCTATAATCTTCTCTTCCTGTCTAATCTTTTTATCTATTAGTTCTATTTGTTCAGTATTACCTGCTGTAGGTTTAACTTGATCTAGGTGTGCCTTTGATAAGAAACCAAAGATACCTATTGATGTTATGAATATTAAAACTATAATTGATGTAAATAGATATGCCTTTAATGATTTAGGTATGTTTGAGCGCCAGTTATGATACAACCATGAGGCAGCAACTAACTTACCTACTTCTAATGCTGAACCCATTGCAATAATAGGTACATATGCACCAGCAAACAATGTCGCTAAACCAAGTATAGAATACCCAGCAGCAATTAACGATATGCTGATTGCACTTATAAAAGTTATTAATGTTAAGAACATGTATTATTTATTAGACCAATAAGTCTTTTTGTACCAGTTATAATATGCTTTATCTGTAAAGATTTCTGCGATTTCTTCGGCAGGTACTTGATCACTCCTAATACATTCTGCAAGTGATTGATATTCCCACGTGTCAACTTTACGTGTAACCTTTTTACCTCTAGCACCCTCTGCTAAAGTTCTTACGTTTCTTTTGTGATTTTCTGAATTAGCATAACTCACTGGCAATCATCTCCGTATTTTACACCAGGCATATACTTATACAAGTCTGCTAATGGACCTTTTTCTTTGTATTTCTTTTTACGTTCTACCTTTTCATTATAGTTAACAACTAAAAAGGCAATGAAAAAACCTATAAAAGTTATTGTCATACCTAAAAAGAATAAACCTACTCCGTACTCTGCTGTCATTTTTTCTCCTCTAGTTTTCTGATTTTAAATATCATTCTAGCAACTCTAGCGTCATAATCTTTTGTTGTAGAAAACTTATCAAGTTTTTTAATCAATAACAATGAGTCTAGCATTTGATTCTTATCAAGCATTTTTTGTCTTAATACTCTAAACTCTTTGTAAGCATTATGATTGTTTAATAGATCAATATAATAGTTTACACTATCACATTTACTAGCAAATACTTTTACACCCCAACCAGGCCACTTTGTAACACCTTGTGGTAATAGATGTGGTGAGTCTTTACTCCATGTTCTAATCCCAAATAAATTATTACCTTCTACTGCAAACCTTGATTGACCCCAAGCAGACTCTAACGCTGCCTGACCTATAATCATCTCATAAGGTACTCTTTTATCTTTAGGTAATGTAAAATTTATGAAGTTTATACATTTGTGCATAGCACGTACAAATTGTATATCATTGTTATATGTAAATTCAGGTTCTTGTAAATCCATTGCCTTAATCTCATTCATATAAAATATATCTAATTCTTCATTGACTTTTGCAATAGCAGACTCATTAGGTTTATGTGTACCGTACAAGTATGAAACAACGCATAAAGTCAATACTGCAAAGAATACCTTTGTATAAAACCAAGCCAGATTTGCTAGTCTATGCCAATTAAATTTTGCCATCTTTAACCACCTTTTTTAAGTCTTTGATTGTTTTAGTTTTAGGCATTGTAACTGTATACCATTTATATCTTACCTTGTGTTCACTACTAGGACCAAATGATGGCACGTCATATTCTCTATTAAACACAAGTAAATCTTTTAAATAAAGATTGACTAAATCATCTAAAATATTCTCTTGGTGGTTTTTAGGTACGGTAGGTGTTTTGAAATAACCTTTACCTTTTATCAGTTCGTTTAATATCTCTTTATGTTTCTTCAATAGTTTCATTATATACCTCTCTTTACATAATATTCATAACCATGTTCTTCAAATTTCTTTTGTGTAAAAACAAGGTTGTCGTTATCCAAATGACTTCTATATCCTTTGAAAATCTTTTTACTAGTTCTACCAGGAAAGTTACACAATATATCTTTTTGTAAATGTCCTGTATAATATAGTTCCCACTCTTTTACGTTATTGTTAAGTACCTTGTCAATAATGACAATACCTTTTTTGATTTGTTTCTGTAGCCACTCATCAATGTGGTTCTTCTCACCGTCTTTCATAATATACTCTTTCTTATAATTGTAAACCCACGTAGTTTACTTTTGGACTAAACGACCAAAACACGTCATTGTGATTGCCCGAGTCTCCCAGGTTTTGCATTTGGTACAAGTGTACCATTTCATGTACTAAAGTGTCCATAAAATCTCTTTTATCAGGATATGTAGGTAACATCTCTAACTTGTATAATCTAGTACCTTTTCTTTTCCATTCAAAGGTTACTACTTGTCCTACACACTTCTCTCTTTGTAAATCTTTTATTTGAATTTGTCCGAACGGACTTAACTTGCTATCAAAAATAACATTGTTTAGAATTTTGAAATACTTTTTAATATCTTTATAGGTAGTCTTATATTGACGCTTAGAAGAAAACTCCTTTTTAAGAGCCTTTTTCAACTTCATTGCCTTCATTTTTCTAGTTGTTATTTTCGCCATTTAAAATTGCCTCTTTGTATTTTTCGTCAAGTTTTAATCTTAAATCAGCGGCAACGCCATCAATAATTTGTGGTAAGTATGCCTGTAATATAATTACTGAATCTATCATAAATTTGTGGGCAAGTTTTTCAAGTTCTTGCTCCATAATGTATGATGTATCAATATCTGTGCCTTTAATAGTTTCTGAAATAACATGACCAATTACAGCCTTGTTATAGTCATCTGCCTTGGCAACGTTAAAGATAGACCAAGACCAAGTATAGACAAATAATAAAAATAAAATTAAGAAAGATTTACGCATTGGCATGTGCCTCGTAAATTACTTCATCAACTGTATTCTCATCAATACCTAACATTGCAATATTATCAACATCCATAATTTGATCTCTAGCGTCTGTTCTAGTAATCTCACCAGATGTTAATTTAGCAATGATGTTATCAACTTTAGTTTCAGTAGTATCTTCAATCCATTGTTTTGTTTTTGACATTATATATTCTCCTTTGTTGTTTTCATATGATAATAATATCAGAAATCAACAAAGAAATCAAGCAAAAAATGGACAAATAATGTAGATAAATCAATAGGTTTATAGGGTGTGACATTCTGTCATGCACCCTATAGTTGAATATTATAGAATCACTTAATAATATTTATGTTTTAGGACGTTTTGTAATCTGAATTCCAACCAAATGCTTCTTTTACCACAGCGTCTGTTAGACCTTTGTACTTTTTATTAAGTGCTTTGTCTTTTACTGCGACCATAAGAGCAGCGTCATCTTTATGTAGGCCTTCAAGTAACTGAATAAACATCATTTCTTTTTTAGTTTTAGGTAGTTTACTGTCAGCGCCTTCTACAAAGTGCCATAGTCTTCTAGCTTCTTGGAATAAAGTAGTATGTTCAGTACCTGCTGGTGCGTCATTCTCTTTGTATGGTGGTATACCTTCAGGTAATGCCCATTTAATTTTAGGATCAAATGCACCTTTTATAATTTGTCTTAAAGGTATAGAGTCATTCTTCTTTAAAACAGCAATCTTTGCTGGTTTATCTTTTGCGTTATTTACTTTTGTTAGAATTTCATGTAGTAATGGAGCAGATGAACCTGCTGTATCCATACCATGTAATTGTGATGTTGTCATTGGCATAATGCCCTCCTCATGTTGTTATGTAAAGGGGTAAGTCTCCCTACCCCTATACAGATATTTATACTTAATGAGAATTAAGCATTTTTATATGCGAACGGAGTCCCATATAATTTTTTAATACCAGCAGCGATAATCGCTTTTGTAGGAACACCCATTCTGTAAGATGTACCTTTAGCAGTTTTGTTAACATAGATCATGTTACCTTCTGCTCTCAAAGTATCAACAAGTGCTCTTGGCGATACTAAATCGAATCTGCTTCTTAATGCTTTCCAAGTCACAGATTGACCTTTTGATAAAAGATTTAGAACCTTTTGTCTTTTAGACAAAGTTTTTCTGCCTCTAGTTTCAGTTTTTTTTGATTTTGATACAACTCTTAATGAGTCATTTGTAAATAATGATTTAAACATTTATTCACTCCTTTTCTATTATATATTGGCATGATTTAGAATTACTAACTTTGCCAGTATTAGTAATTATCCCAAAGTGCTTTATGGAATTCTTAAAATTTGTTATAGTCAATTGTAATAGCATAAACATCTTTACCTTCACCCTTTGTTGTTACTGATTTATCTACACGCTCTTGTAAAGGGTGTTTTATATGTACATGTCTTAACAACATAGAGTTAATCGCCTCTAGTGTTAGTTTATAGTCACTTAAAAACGTTTTGTCTGTTATACTAATATTCTCATCTCTTAATATCAATAGCATTGACTCTGTTAACTGTTCAGATATTGCCTGTACATAAACCTTGTTATGTTGCAATCTCATCATCTCCTGTCGTTTAGCGTCTAATTCTTGTGCCTTTTGATTAGGTCTTTTCATAGGAATTTTAGGAAACAATATTATGTTATCTGGTTTCTTTTCTTTTGTCATCATCTCTTTAATGGTTTCATTATGCCTTCAGGCCAAAATACTTCATCATGTATATTTTTAATTGCAATAGAATTAGCAATTGTAATACTTAATAATATTAACAATATAATAGCATTCAACTTTGACATTACTTAACACTCCTTTTTAGATCATCTCTATTATTTACAAAGACTCTAATCAATCTGGATACTTCAACAGATTCCTCTTTTAATGTTTTTGGATTGATAAAGATAACTCTACTATTATTTACTTTCAATTGTTCAAATTCCTTATCACTTACAATAACAGCGTCATCTGTATGTTTACGCCAATCGTGTGAAGAATAATCTGATAATGCCATTATATTTTCTCACCCTTAAAGTTTACTAAACCTTTATCGGCAAAGTATTCAACTAATTCATTGTACCCACCGATATGTTTATCATCAATTAATATTTGTGGCATAGTTCTTACTTGTTTACCTACGGCCTCAAATAACTCGTCTGGTGTTTTAAAGTCTTTACCAAACATCTTTTCTGTGTATTCAAAGCCCAAACTCTTAACCAAGTGTTTTGATTTTGTACAATATGTACAATTGGGCTTTGAGTATATTTCTATTTTACTGCTCATTAGCAATAACCTCTACTTCATCATAGGCCTTATCAGCCATTTCTTTTAGTTTGAAAGCGTCAACAACAGTTTCAATAGAGTAGTTATACATCTTATTGTATTCACCCATAGGTAGTCTTAAACCTATCCAAGAACGATAGTATCCGTTCTTTGTAAGCGTTACTTCCTGAGCAAACACTTCATAACCTCTTACAGGTGTTTGTTTAATTATATTTACCAATGTAGTTTCAACATCTGTAACTACGGTCTTATTAGTATTCTTACCTAATTCAGTAGTAAATATTTTCGCTTTCTTATTCATCTCACCTTTTACTTTATCAGCAAGTTCAGCCTTTGCAATCATCATACCTTTTTCAATTGCAAGTTCTAAATCTGGTGAAACACTCGTACCGACACCAAAGATACAAACTTTATCTTTGCCTTTGCCGAACGTTTTAGTACCACATTCTTTCTTCTCGTTATAATCTTTCATATACCAAGATGGTACTTTAAGGACTTGTTTATCCTTTTCTTGTTTGATTTTATAAGTGCTACTAGAACAATTTGCAAGTAACAGACCTATAGAACCGATCATTATATATTTGAGTATCTTACTCATTCACCTTCTCCTTCATATTATTAAACACATTATATACTATTTCTTTTGTTTTGTCAACAGCCTGTGTTTTCTCAACTGTTGATGTAAATGGATCCCATGCAAAAGCAAGGATAACCCACAAAATCGTTAAGGTTATTATACCTCTTATCATTTTCGTACCTCCCAATTACCGTCTTTATCAAGGCAAACTTTGCCAGGTTTATGATAGGCATGTTTCGGCCTTTCATAATATCTGCAATAGGCAGGTGTAAACATATCTCTATAATAGAATTGAGCAAACAACTCCCAATAACTAGGGCCATCGTATGCCTTTCGGCCATCTGCACATTCTACTACTTCCTGTTTAACAATATCGCCATTGTCTAATTGCTTAATTTCTACTTTAATGAAACAATATTGATCTTTGATAGGTTGTATTTTATCATATTCAACTTTTGTACCATTGTTTTCTAATGCCTCTAGTTTCTTTATTGTGTTTTCAAAACTATCTTCAGCATAACTTGATTTTACTACAAACAATAATGCCATAACAAACATTATTAGTAATATATGATTGCCTAGATTCCAGGCACTCTCACCCACCGTGTGTGGATTTTTAGGGTCTATAAATTTTTTCATTGTGTTAACATCCATCTACCGTCAGGCATTTTACACGCCTCATGCCATTGCATTTGTCTATACGGATTACCATATAGTATAGTATCAAAGAATCTAGTGTTATCTAAATTCTGATCGTGTGTAGTTTCAATCATTGTACATTTAATAGGTCCCTTTAAATAAAAACCTGTAGTTTTAATAATACCATTACTTTGTGTTTTAGGGTTTTGCCAAGTAGTAAACCCTGGACTATTAGGAGCATTGTCTAAATGATCTATAAATGCTCTTGTCATTAACTGATCGTCTGTTTCGGAGTTCATTATATCTGCACCCTTAAAAGAACCTGCAACTGCACAAGTAGCAACGACAGCAGGATTATCTGATAAGTATTGCCAACATGCTGTACCAGCAACAGCCGCTGTAGTGGACGCACCAATATAGGACTGTTTACTAGCACAATTGCATAGGAACAACAAACAACTAATTAAAAGTAACTTCTTTAACACCTTCAATCTCTTTCTCTTTTTTCTTTTTTTCTTCTTCTCTTTCTTTTTGTTTTTCGGTCATTTCATCAATCATCTTTTTATGTTCGTATTCTTTCAACGTCATACCGAAAACAACTTTGTAAAAATGATCAACTGGTACAGGTGATTGATAGGCAAGTATGAGTCTATCAAAATTAATATCTAAATTTCTGTACATTTTAGGATTTGTTTTTTTAGTATCGGCATGTGATCTCAATACAGCAATTCTGTTTGTAAACATATTCTCGTACGGAGGTTTAGTTGTTGATTTTGCAATGTCTTTTTGTTTTGCAATCTTAAATTCTTCAAATATAGTTTCTTTAGTTATCATAATATAGTCCTTTTGTTAGTTTATTCATTAATTCTATCATAAAATAGTCTATTTGTCAAGCGTTAAAAACCCTTATAAATCATAAGGTTTTGTGTCATTTGCCACTATTTTACACGTGGATTGTATATCATCTATAAGATGATTCACTTCAGCATCCCGCTCAGGCGTTTTAGGATGATTATACTTCAAGTTGTATAACTTATCTGCCTGAGCTTTGATACTATCAATCTTCTTACAAAAATCACTTATTTTGTGTAACATTATTGATTACCTTTAAACATTGTCCAAGGCCACTTTGTTTTCATTTCAGCCCACGACTTCTTTTGGTACTCTTTAGTTTTCTCAACTTCACTACCTATAAAATTTACAAGTTTGCCTGGTGTTTCTGCAATTGCATTACCAAACTCTTGTGGTGTGATTGTCTTCTTTTCATCAGCACTTGCCATATTCATTGATACTAGTATTACTGTAACTAATAACGTAGCAAATAGTAATGATTTTTTTATATTCCACATTATGTCTTCCTTCCCATTGTTTTAAAATCAGCTTTATCAACTACCTGGTAGTTACCTTTATTGTAGGCAATGCCGATCGTCTTGCCTTCGGGTAGCTGTACTTTAGGTTTTGATTGTTTAGTACATGCACCAGGTATTCTATCACCTGTAGGTATAGAATTTCTCGGTAGACCATTTATATCTAATGTATAGTCAGGTCTATTAAATCCTTTGAGAGTTCTAGTAAACGACTCTCTATTAATCTTTAACCATTTATCTTTTGTCATAATCAATATACTTTATAGTTCCTTCTACGTATCCGTATTTCTTATCTTTTACTTTAGGGTTTGTAAACATAGTGTTAGCGTCACCTGATTTGTAGCCATTCTTATGTGATAGTGTAATATGAGCAGCGCCTTTATCATGTCTTTTGATTCTATTATACTCTTTATCAAACATATTGTCAACCCATAATGCGTCAATGTGATTGTTTGCTCTATAACCTTTGATAAACACACCCACTTTTTTACCTACAAGTTTAGAATATTTGTTATAAACTTTCTTAATAGGTTTAAATGCAAGTGTAACGTGATCTGATACAAGTATATCTTTTGTAGCAAGTTTCTTTACAACGTTACAACTTTGTTTATCTAATTGTACAGCAAAGTATCCGTTCATTATTTACCCAACTTACTTTCGTTTTCTAAATTAATTGCAACATCAACATCTGAATCTTCTCTCATCCATGCTGTGTCTTCTTCATAATCATTCTTTTTAATAACTTCTTCTATCTGCATAAAATAACACCAGTTACTACCAAATGTAATTGCACCAACATAATTTAAATCAGTATCATATTCTTTTGCGTTTACTCCTAATTCAGCAGCTATATCAGCAGGATCAGTAGCAATACCAATGTTTGTTATAACACCTTCTCTACCTTTATCATCTCTTATCGTGTCGCCTAGTTTTATTTGCATAGTATCTCCTTTAGTTTAAGTTGTAAATATAATTTGGGTTAAGTTTTTTTGTTTTGTAATTCTTTGTGAAATCAGGATCAAAATCTTTTCTAAAGCCTTGTCTGCCATTGTATAACTGACCGAAGTCATTAAATAAATTGTTGTCACCTGCAGCCGTTTCTGGACCGAATACATCTGCATATGTTTGATAGTACTCGTCTGGATATACTATCTCAATACCAGTAGCACCTGTGAAATTAGTAGCGTCTTCTTTATACGTTTTGTTCGCATAAGCTTTGAATTTAAGTAATTGTTTTCTATAGTATTTGATTTTCTCTATAGGTACGTTTCTGTAGATAGTAGCTGAAGACCAGAACGTATCATATTCTGTTTCAGGATCAACGTATTCTCTTTTGTAGATAATATTAAAACTTTTAAAGTATTCTTTTGTCATATATACACATAA